TTAATAAAACTTCACACGCAGCAGAAGAGGCAGCAAAAGAAATGAAGGAATTAACGCAAGCTATATCTGAGCAAATTGAGATGTTTGAAAGATTAACATATAAACATCTGCCTGATTTTATACTTACAGGAAAAGCACTTGATGAGACTGTTAAGTTATTAAGTAATAGATTCTCCAAGTTTAAAGCAGGGGTAGAAAACCTTAAAGAAAAAGGATTAGATAAGAGTGAAGAATCTCTTACGAAGCTACTAAATAATTTTAATCGACTTAATGTTTTACAAAAAGAATTAATAATAACAAATAAAAAATATACAGAAAGTCTAGCAGGAGGTAGTGAGGTAGATGGAAAAAGAACTATAGCATTAAGAAAAAAGCATAGGGATATATTAGCGGAAATGATAATGCTTGAAGAGGATTTTAAAGTAAAGAGAATTGAAAGGATTGACGAAACCAGTCAAGAAAAGATAATTTTCGATATGGAGAAACAAAAACATTTATTAATAGACATAAATGAATTGGAATTAGAGAGGGGAATAGTTAGAGACATTGACCCTGAAATGGAAAAAGATAATTTCTTATTGCAGTTTAAAATTAAAAATATACAAGAAGAGATTGAAGCAAAAAGAAAAGCATCATTACAGGAGTTAGATATATATTACAAAGATTTAGATAATTTTACTTTTATTGAATCTGAAAAAGCTAAGATAAATGCTTTCTATAATAAAGAGCAGGCAGATGCAGCTATTAAATCCGGTAAAGATTTTGACGACCTACAACAAAAAAAATTAGCAGCACTTGCTACATTTACAGAAGGTTTCTCTCAGCTCCTAGGAGAGCAATCAGCAGCAGGGAAAGCATTTGCAAGTGCAACAGCATTAATAGACACTTACGCAGCCGTAATGCAAGTTTGGTCAGATAAGTCATTGCCTTATGCATTTAAAGTAATTGCATCAGCAGGTGTTCTAGCGACTGGAATTTCTAATGTTCAAAAAATAAACGCTGTTGATGTAAGTGGGAGAGGTCAGGCTGGTGCAGCAGGAGGGACTATAAATGCGCCTGACTTTAATGTAGTAGGAACATCAGAAACATCTCAACTAGCACAAGCAGTAGGACAAACAAGCCAAAGTCAAGTAGTAAAAGCATATGTAGTATCAAGTGAAATAACTTCACAACAACAATTTGATAGAGACTCAAAAAACTTAGCATCACTATAAATATTTAAATTATGAGAATTATAGAATTATTAATTGACGAAGACGCTCTTTTTTCAGGCATCGAAGCTATATCAATAGTGGACAAGCCGGCAATAGAGGAAAACTTCATTGCTCTTAACGAGCAACAGAAAACAAAGTTGGCTGAAGTAGACAATGAGAAAAGGATTCTTATGGGTGCAGCCTTAATCCCTAACAAGAACATCTACCGTACAGATGGAGAGGAAGAGTATTACATCTACTTCTCTGACCAAACAGTTAGACAGGCTTCGGAATTATTCCTAATGAATGGGAATCAGAATGAATCTACTTTGGAACACGAGGCTAAGTTAAACGGTCTTAGTGTAGTTGAAAGTTGGATTGTAGAAGATGAAGTCCACGATAAAAGCAGAAAGTATGGTTTGAATATGCCTGTAGGTACTTGGATGGTTTCTATGAAGGTAAATAATGATGAGGTTTGGAATGATTACGTCAAAACAGGCAAAGTCAAAGGCTTTAGCATTGAAGGTTACTTCACAGATAAACTAGAGATGTCTAAATTGTCAAATTCAATAGAGGAAACCGAAGCTACTGAGATATTATTCGAAATACAAGACTTCCTGAGTTCTAAGAGGTATAAACTAGAGTCTTACAGCGACTATCCTACTTCAGTCTCTAACAATGCCAAAAAAGCAGTAAAATACGCAGAAGAAAACGGATGGGGTTCTTGTGGGACTGCTGTAGGTAAACGTAGAGCCTCTCAGTTAGCCTCTAGAGACAGTTTAAGCGTCTCTACCATAAAAAGGATGTACAGCTTCCTTTCTAGGCATTTAAGCGACCTAGACGCCTCTAAAAGCTATTCTGATGGATGTGGTAAACTTATGTATGATGCTTGGGGAGGTAAATCAGCTTTATCTTGGAGTAAATCTAAACTTAAATCAATAGGCGAAATAGAATGAAAAAAGAAGCTACACCAAGTAGAACCTCTCCGAAAAACAGTAAGAGAGGATGCCTTTGCAAGAATGGTAGAACATATTCTTCTAAATGTTGTGATGGAAGTATACAAGCTCAGGGAATAGGAAGTTTAACAGGTAATTCACAATAAAAACATATGCCAACAACAACAAATAATTCGGGATATAAAGTACACGTACATCACACAAATCAAGCAGAAGTAGATAGTGTGAATATAGAAGATGGAGCGATGCTTCATACTACTGATGCATTATATATGGGTCATAACGGAGAGCAAGTAATTGTCTATCCACAAGGAGGTGCATCAACATTAGGTTGGGCGAGGTACGATGACACTCAATACACGACAGCATTAGACACTAGATTAACCCTAGTAGATGGAGTTGAAGTTATAATGCCTAACAATGCAGGGAATATAATTCAAAGTGATGACGTTGTATTCTATAATGGTGCAACAAAAAAGGTTCTAGGGCATAATATTAACGATGTATACGTTACAACTGTTGTTTTTAAGATGAGAACTAGCAACGCTAATCAAACTCACGTAGATGTTAGATTTGTTAGTGCTTTAGGTGCAGGAGAAATAGAAAGGGTAAGGAAGTCAATATCATTTCACAAAGGAAACAACACCATACAAGATGAACACGAAGTATTTCAATATTATACTGATTCTAACTTTGTAGACAATGGTATTCAAATAAAAATAACAGCAAATGGTGCAAATGTAGAAATATGGGATGTAATATATTTCATACAAAGAACACAGAACGGAAGATGGTCTTAGTGAAAATCTAACACCTGTTAAAAATATTGTTACTTTATTATAAATAAAAATAAAATGGAGAGTATAAAAGCAACTACAATTTTGAATGACATTCTACAAAAGTTGTCTTTACTCACTAAAGAAGAAGAACTTTCTCAGGACGTACTCGAACAAGAGGTACAAGAGGAGGTTGTAGAAGCTGCTAGTGATGAGGCATCTACTGAAGAAGTAAAAGAAGAATCTACTGAGCTTGAAGAGTCTGTTGAAGCAGATGAGCTTGTAGAAGAAGGAACAGAACTTATGGAAGGTTATGTTACAGAAGAAACATTCGCTGCATCTATATCGGCTCTAAAAGCTGAACTAGACGCATTGAAAGGCGCACTTGAAGGGGAATTATCCTTGTACAAGTCTCAAAAGGAGGAATTATCTAGTCAACTAGAAAAACTTTCTGCTGAAGCTGCTGCAAAACCAATTGTACATAGTCCTGAAAATCAAAGCGAAGCTAAAGTAAATCTTCGTCAACCAAATGCTAACAGACCTATGGGAACAATGGATAGAGTCTTAGCGAAACTAAACAACAATTAAACAATAAATAAACAAAAAAATGGCTACAACTACTTCAATTTCAACTACTTATGCAGGAGAGTTTGCAGGAAAATATGTTTCTGCTGCGCTTTTAAGTGGTTCAACTTTGGCAAATGATTTAATCACTATCAAACCAAACGTAAAATTCAAAGAAGTGATGAAAAAGGTGTCTACTGATGACATCGTTGCAAATGGAGTTTGTGACTTTACACCAACTTCTACTTTAACTTTAACTGAAAGAATCCTTCAGCCTGAAGAATTCCAAGTTAACTTACAAGTGTGTAAGAAGGATTTCGTTGCCGACTGGGAAGCAATTTCTATGGGGTATTCAGCTTTTTCTGACCTACCGGCTAACTTCAGCGATTTCTTAATTGCTCACGTTGCAGGTAAAGTTGCACAAAAAACTGAAAACACAATCTGGCAAGGTGCCGATGCAAACGCAGGAGAATTTGATGGTTTTGAAGTTACTCTAGGAGCTGACACAGATGTTATTGACGTAGGAGCAGGTGCTGCTGTAACGGCTGCAAATGCAGTTGAGAAAATTGGATTGACAGTTGATGCAATTCCTTCTAGCGTTTACGGTTCAGAAGACTTGACTATCTATGTTGCTCCAAACGTATATAGAGCTTATGTAAGAGCTTTAGGTGGATTTGCTACTAACGTAGGAGCTGCCGGTACAGACAACAAAGGAACACAATGGTTTAACGGAGGTGCACTTACATTTGATGGAATAAACGTTGTACTAGCATCAGGTATGAGTTCTGATAAGATGGTCGCTGCTGAGAAGTCTAACTTGTTCTTTGGAACTGGCTTACTATCTGACTCTCAAGAAGTTAAGGTGATTGATATGGCTGACATCGATGGTTC